GTTTCGTCCCAAACAAACTCCACATCCGTGTCGGAACCTCGGTTGATGAGGAGGCCAGCATTCTGAGATGCAGGGGTGAGGCTATCGAGGTCGCTGTTGAGCGTGATGATGTTGTCAGCAACATCAAGGGTAGCGGTGTTGATGGTGGTCGTTGTCCCGCTCACCGTAAGGTCCCCGCTGACTACGACGTTAGCAATGGTGAGTGTGTTGGTCGTCTTGTTGTAAGGAAATGTTGACTCGCCGTTCAGCGAGCCTGCGTCGTTGAATTGCACTTGAGTGTCGGCTCCACCGATGCTCGCACCCGAAGCAGAAGGGGCGAGGGAAAGAACGCCATTGGTCACAGAGAAAGTGGAGAAGTTTCCCGAGTTCTTGATGGTGTGAGCAAACCCATCAACGATACCGTCATTGTTGGTGTCGACAAGAGCACCTTTACCTGACAGATTGCCGTTGATGTTCGCCACCCGAACATCACCTCACGTAATTCCAATAGAGAGTGTCGGAAGAGGTCCCCGATTTGGCTCGGAAGCCCAAATACGAACCCGTATCAAATGGAATGACAGTCGGACGGTCCTGTGCGACGAAGATGGTTGGAGCGGAGGTATAGTCTCCTTCGGCGGAGAGAAAGGCCACTCCGGTCGTCTTCCTACCAAACTGAATGAAACAGTCTGCGGCGGTAGTGTAGAACTCAATTGCTGTGACATTCCTCGAAACCTTCTGCTCCTCCGTATATGAGCCGGTGAGGGTCATGCTGTTCGGGTTCACCGTGACTCCTGAAGCAAATTGGTCAGTCCCGCTAACGTTTCCACCCTCATAGCCGAGTGCTTGGAACGTTCTGTCGGTTGCGCTGATGAGCGGACGCTTGGTGGCCAACTTGGTGAACTGCATGTCAGAGTAGAAAATCAGAGTGTCTTCGTCGAGAGCGAAATAATACCCCCATTCTGCGATGGAAAAGTCTGTCAATTCACCTTTTACACCTTCGGGCATAACGATTTCGTCTCCAACCTGCAAGTCGGTGGTGGCCGTAGAAACAATGTCCACCGGGAACCTGAGAATCCCGCTACCAGACAAAGCGGACTCTCCGGCGATGGACACGCCTGAAAATGCGTTTCCTGTTTCGCCCGTGACGACCCTGTGCTTCGTGCCCGATGGCTTGGAGTGAACGACGAGGGGTTCGGCAAAGATGTTGTTGGCCGCACTCATGGAGACATCTCGAGTCCCTGCATACAGTTCTGCTTTCGTGGTTCCTGTGCCGACCGTGACTCCGTGGTTGTCATGCGTGTAAAGGAAGACCCGGTAGAATTCTTCAGTAGTGCCGTCGGTCAATTTGAACACGCGGCACCCGCTTAGGATGTTTGCGGGAGCCGACGCAGGAAGGTTAGGGTTGCTTGCGAGGAAGATATTCGATGAACCGGTCACATGGATGATGTCATGCATCTGCGAACGCGCTGAGTCAAGGTCGGTATCGTCAATCGTGAACGTAGCGTTGCTACCACCGGGTCCGTCAATGGTGATTACCTCGTTCGGGTCGTATCCTGAACCTTGTGCGTTGATGACGCACGAGACGACGGTTCCGCCGACAACCGAAATATCGACAGTCATGCCTGAGCCCGAACCGGTCGTAGTGGTGGCTTGTCCTGTGTAGTCTCCATTGGTATAGCCCGAGCCTCCGGAAAGAGTCTCGACTGTGAAATGACTTGGAGAGTTAGTGTCAGAAACGGTGATGGTTTGAACATCACTTGCCACGCTACCAATGTCGAGCAATGCCGAAGAGGCATTGGACACAGTCGTGAACTGTTTGAGGTTGTATTTGCTCCTGCTTGGTGTTCCGCTGATTTCGGACATTTTTCATCACCTCAGACCGGCATCCAATACAACTTGCAATTCGCGGCGGTTGGAATGATGTAGAGTTCCGAGGCTCGAGTGATTTCGACAAAGAACGACTCCGAAGGAGCAATCGGGATACCGGGGTAGGCGGTTGACCCCCAAGTGAGGTAGGATGCGGTAGCCGTAGGTGCGCTGACGTCTTTGAGGATACGAGAACCTTGAGTGCTACCTACAATTGCGTTGGACTGATAGGTGGTCGAAGAACCAATTTCATTCGGGCGGGGCAGGGTGGAAAAGTGCAAGTCTCCGGCATTAGCCGCATGGGCCTTGAATTGGAACCCCTTGTGAGCCAAAATGTCAGTAGCGTCGAAATTTTCGACCTTTTTCTGTCCTGAACTGTAAGTTGTGTCAGAGTCAAACGTGTCAACATGATGTCGTTTGATGAGTTCAAACAGCGACAGAATTCGCCCGAAGTCCGAGAACTGCGGGATTACAAGCGGAATGCAGGGGAGGTCATATGCCCACACCTCGCGCCCGGTATCGGTCACCTCAAGGCGAGCCGTCGGGGAGTCGAAATTCTGCACCCCACGAAGCGGAACCGTGGCAGAAGAATTGTTCTTTGTAGCGACGTGCGGAAGGTTCGGAGATACACCACTATCCTTCGACATGGTCCACCCCAAGTTGTTAGAGGACTTGAGGGTGTCGCTGTTATTGCTTATGTCCGATGCGAAGCATCCGGTCTTCATGGGAACTCCTCCGAAGCGGGCTGTGCCGTATGACAACTGTATTGAATGCGGCAACGGGACCCGTTCTCACGTGCTGAAGCCTCCGACCTACGAATCCTACGAAGAGGAAATCATGATTGGTGAAGCCGATGTTCACGCAAGCAAGCAATGGGCGGAATTCGACACCGTCACGAAGTGGGCTATGGCAGAAGGACCGACCGTGATTTGTCATCGTTGTTGGCTCGAAGTCAAGGAAAAGACGCTGAAGTTTGCAAAGAAGAATATCCCCAAGTGGATTGATTCTCCTATGTCCAATACGCAACGAATCAAGTCCTTCCTCGCACAATGGAAGGAGTTCGAATTCGGCATCGTTGTCCCTGTTGACGAAGAAGCCAACGAATTGGTCTCCGCGCTCAAGGAGGCCGTGAGGAGGTCTGCTCGTGGTGAATGAGGTCGCCCTCGCCATCATGGATGACTGCAAGAAGCGTCTTGCCGAAATCGGGGTCAATGAGGTCCTCATCTCTGCCTTCTCGGAAGGAACGGGAGCAGGGTATTCCTACAACGGGAATCCGAAGACTCTCGCCTACCTTGCCAATACGGCCCTTCTCGAAATCCTGTTCGAATCCTATCAACGACCTCCGGAGGTGAATGTGAGTGGCGACTGACGAAAGAATCAATCAGACTGAATGGAATGTGAAGAAGAAGTGTCCCATCTGTGAGGACATCAAAAACAAGACCCTCAACCTTGAGGGTGAGCAAATGATGGCTGACGACGGCAACCCGTTGTTCTGTCCTGATTGCGGCCACACCGACATTCGCATGCACCACATGGTCACGGCGGTCGAACTCGGCCGGACCTCGGACCGCGGCGACGCTCAGCCATGGACTCATCAAGTCGTGGTGAAGTGTGAGTCTTGCACATGGTCACATGTCGCTATGACCAACCCCTGCCTCGGCAACCCATGGGACGAAACCATTGGACTGACCCGCCCTCTCGACCAAACAGAAGGGCAGAAACACGCCATTCGGTGGTCTAACGAGCAGGCTGTCGGACTGCGTGACCACGACGAAAAATACAGTCGCGATGCCAAGTTGAAGTCCAAAACCTATAAGTCCACTCGGAACTTGCGTATAGATGAAGCCGAAGGGCGCAACGACCCGAAGAGCCTGCACTACGTGCCAAGCGAAAACGAGAAGCGAGCCCGGAAGCGACACCTCTACAAAAACAAAGGAGATGAATGAAATGGCAAAGGAAGCAAAGACTACGACTGTGACGGCGAACTTCGAATACGACGGCATTGCAATGACGTTGACGAAGGTCGTCTACGACTACGAGATTGAAGAGGGTGTCAAGGACATCTCCAATCAAGTCAAGTTGCTCGCAAAGGGCGGCAGTATCAGCGTCGGCATGGACGAGTGAAGGTTCAATCCTTCACGAATTGATACAACGCGAACACAGCGAAAGCAAGAGTCGCGTAGTCCATATGGGCTCTTGTGACAATCGTTCCCATTCCCCTGCGCTTCGATAGCGGAGCGGCGGACTTCTCGATACGTTCGTCGAGGATAGCCATTTCATTAAATTCTGTGAAGCCAAGCACCTTCAACGGCTTTGCATTGATAGGGTGGTCTCGGGGCTTCTTCAATTCCAATTTCCTGCTCATTCTGTCCACCCTGAGCCGGTTTCAGGAATCAGGCCTGCGGTTCCAAACATAGAACCGACACCATTGTTTTGAGTGTCGTTTGCAATTTGTTGTTTGCCCAAATGAGAGCCGCCGACTTGAGTTTCAAGCGTGCGTGCCATCAGACGGCGACGCATGGCCGGTGGGACTCCGCCGGTTCCACAGTTGCTACCCATTCCACTTCGTGCGCAATCGGGGCATCCGGGCTGAGCACAGTTGCAATGACCCATGCCAGCGCCGTGGAAGCCACTCAGGCCGCCGTTAGCGGTTTCCAACATTCTTTCCCTCACAATAGGGGGGTGAGAGGAGGAAGTTGTGGTAGAAGTCGATGTGGTTGCTCCAAGGTTCGACCCACCACGACGGTGGGTCATGTAATCGTCGACCGAGTTGATGCGGTCGCCTGCGGTGTAGATGTAGGACTCAGCCCAATCAGGAACCTCAGCGTTCTCGTCAACCTGACGACGGAGAGAAGCGACATCGGCTTCCATGGAGGAAAGCGTAGCACGGGTCATGTAGTTTGGAGCGTAGGAACCAACGCCTTTCGGAGAGAAGGGGCCTTTGCCTTTGGGGAGGGTGAATGAAGACATAACATCGACAACGGTGAAACCAATCATGCCGATGTAGAGAAGAGAGAGAATAGGAGACCTGTCACCAAACGCTTTCAGTTGCTTTTTGTTCGGAATCAGACCCATTCACTCACCTCGAAGATATTTGATTGCAAAGTAGGAGGCACCGAGCACAGCGGTAGCCACCAACAAAGGAGGAAGAATCTTGTTCATTTTGACGAGGGAACCGAGAGGTGAACTGCCGAGGTTAGCCTGCAAGGAAAATCGCTTGCCGTCAACCCCGCTCATAGCCACCCTTCAGGCCCCCTGTTGGAATGCATATAGCGCGAGTGCGATGAGGCCACCGGCCCCGGCTCCGACGTATGCTCCCGTAGCAACGCTACCGGTAGGGCTGACCATCGCTCGGAGCCGAGTGCTCTTGGCGACGTCAGAGCCAATGAAGAGAGCGGAGGCAACAGCACCCACAACCGCTCCGCCTACAATAGATGCGGCGGCGGTCGGGCCATTCACGGTCGGCATAGCACCGAAGTTGCTGTTGCCGTAGCCGTAGGCAGGGTTCTGCATGACTCGGTTATTCATCGTCGAATCCTCCCGAGTCCTGAGATACCGCGGAAGACAGAGCCTTCGCCAACGATGTCTACCATGGCTTGGTCTGCTTTGCCGTAAGTGGGACGAGTGTCAGGCTTGGGGCCTTTGCCCGGAGCGTCGAGGAACCCGCCTTCTGAGAACGCGCCCGGAGAGGGACGAGAGGGGGCGAGGTTGCGAGTGTCACGGTAGAAGCCGGATTCTCCATACATCGGACCGGTCTTTGCGCTGTTCAGGTGTGAAGTGTCACGGTAGACGTCTCCACGGGGAGGGAACTGCGAACCTTCGTCGAAGTGCCCACCTTGCTTGGTCAAAGAACCGAAAAGGGACAGTCCCATGGTTCCCGTCTGTTGTTGCTCAATCTCCATAGCGAGCGGAGCAGAGCCGAGACGAGGGTCGCCGTGCTTGGCAGTCCTGACGGCGGCTTGGAATGCCTTTGCTGGCCAATCAATCACGATAGGAAGCACGAGGAGAGCGGGGAGGGGGTAGTTGTAAGCGAAGTTCAGAAGGCCGTTGTTGAAGTCCTTCTTCTGCTTTCGAACGAACAATCCCTTTACCACAATCAGCCCTCCTTTGAATACACCTTGCGACGGCGAACGTCGATGCTCTTGACAAGAATCTGTGGGTTGCTGTCTGCGGCAGAAGTCACGATGCCCCAACGAGCATATTCGGTGGTCGTGGTCACTCCGCTCGTCAACGATGCTCCCGTAGACGGGACTTCCGTTGCGAAGTCGGTAGAGAGTCCGGCCAGCCCGGGTTCAATCTTCAAGTGGAACTCAGGGGCCTTGTAGTCGACCCCCGAAACGGCGCCCAAAGAAGTGGTAGTGGTGAGGCCAAGAACTGAGGTTCCACCGGAAGCAATCAATTCGTTGGTTGTTTCATTCTCGAAGGTCAGGCTGACTGCCGTGCAAACACCGAGCATAGCGACCTGCCCTCCGACTCGGTAATAGATGCGCTTGCCGACAGGGTAGTCGGAAGAGGTGGTATCGAAAGTGACGTTTGGCGTGGAGAACGTTGCTCCGAAGCCGAGATGCGAGTCGTAGGCGGTGTCATCCATCTTAACACCGGATGCACCGGTAGAACCGTTCGTTCCATTGAGAACACCGGACTCACCAACTTGGCAAACGACATCCAAAGTCATCTCGGAATAAGCAGAGGAAGTTCCGGGGAAACGTTCTGCTTCATTTCGAATCTTCAAGCGATACGGAGCGTTCCGTGTAGAAGAACCAACCTTCTCTTTCGGGATACCTGAACACGAGGGGTCGGACTTGAAAGAAGGACGACCTGCAATTCCAACATAGGGATGGTCGGTTCCCAACTTCATACCGGACAGGATTTGCCCGTTGATTGCCGCCTCGTTGTAGACCTTACCGGAGAAATAGGCGGGTGAACCAACCGGAGTGGTCATTGCTTGCGCAATTTCACCGAGGCTGACCGAAGCCAACGAAGCCTGCTCAAAGGTAGCACCGGCCATGTGAGCCGGAGTTGCAGGGGTTGGGAGGGTTGCAGAGTTGCGGAACGACAGGTCTTTGCCGTAGACGTTGTTGTTGCTCGGAATGTTGTTGTAAAGGATGATTCGGATTCGGTCGGTGTATTTCACCGGCTCTTGAGGTTCAAACACAAGGGCATATCCAACAGTCGGGCTCTGTCCGTCAATTGCACGGAAGCGACGTTGGGCCAACTGAGTCAGGTTCCCGTTGTAGAGCAACTCAGCAACGGTAATGCCGTTTGGCTCAGCGTTGCGGAAGTCATCGATTTGCAGGTAGACTTGGAGGTAAGGGTTGTCCGAAACAACCACCACGCTGTGAAGTTCACCTGCTTCTGAGATGTCGAGAACATCGAAATTCTGACCGCTATCAATCACGAGGTTGCTGAACTCCGTGACGATGAGACGCTCATCAACGCGGAAGAGACTGTCAGGTGAACGCATGTCGCGGGCGGTGCCTGCGAAGACCGTGGGAACGCCGAGTGAGCCGTCACCGGGGACTGCGATAGGGAGACCTTCGGGTGTGAAGTTGCCGGGGGTCCTATTCGCCTGCATCACTCATCCCTTTCCCTGCCTTGTTCATCTACCTTCCTCAACGTGGGAAGTAGTCAGCAAGCAGGGTGCCGGGCGTTGGAATGCCGCCGGGGGTGACAATCTTGAACGTCAGACGGCCACCACTACGGTCACGAATCTGCTTGAGTTGGTCCATACCGAGTTCCACGATGCGGTATTTCCAGCCCTGAAGGTGGAGACGAGCGTCGACAATGAGTTCTTCGCTGTCATTGACCATCTTGAAAGAAGGCAGGTTGTTCTCGCCGCTCTCAATCCACATCGAGTAGGTCCAATCGGGGTCCTCGATGGGACTGATTTGCCCGTCGATGTATCCGGAGAGACCTTCAATGGTGGAGGCGGTCTTGACAGAGCCGCTCGAGCCTTCAGGAGCCTCATCCAAAACCCACTTCGGGACACCCGCAGGGTGACGCAGGTAGACTTTGGGAGAAACCGTTCCGACTTGCAAGTGGTTGGCAACGGACGTTTCCGACTTGAAGCCGACCGGGGTGCCTCCATCGCTTGGGAGGGTTCCGGCGGTTCCACCTGCGCTGATGAGGAAGTCACCGGTTGCGAGGTCCATGAACTTGGGTTGAACCGGCACCGAGGGACACAAGTGGTAGATGTGTCCACGGTAAGGTTCGAGGTCCTTGAATTCGATGTAGCCGGAGTCGTAGGACGGCTTCAACATGTTGGCACGAATGCCGGTGTAGGTGTCATCGGCGGTCTTGCCGAGGATTGCCTGCATCGTGTTGTCGCCGTATTGACCAAGGATTGCACCATCGGAAGCGGACGTGATGGCCGAAGATGCGATGGTGAAAGAGAACGAGTCGTTGAAGAAGAGGTCAACGGTCAGTCCTTCCACGGCTTCCACGAGGTGGAAGCGGTCACGCACCTTGATGATGTAGCCGGGCTTCAGAACGATGTTTTCCCAATCGTTCCCTGCGAAGCCTGCGCCTGCGTCTCGTCCGAAGATGTTTCCTGCCCTGTTTGCTGATTGATTTGCGTTTGCCATTTTTCATACCACCTTTCTGTTTCTGTCGGTGTAGGGGTCGGCCCCTGTCTACCCGAATGCGACTACGGATATAACCGTATTCGAGAGCCTCGTCACCAATTCGGGGGGCATGGCTTACGCTGAGGTGTATGCGCATGCCCCCCATTGGAGACGGGGGTTGGGTGTGGTCGGGACCGTTCAGCCTCACATGAAGCCGGCGCCCACGAGGGCGACGACACTCATGAGACCGATGGAACTTGCGGCGATGCTGAGGTCGCTCAGTTCGGTCGGGGTCGTGCTGGCGGCGTTGCCCTTCTCAACGAAGGAAGCCATGCCATCGAGGTCAGCGGCACCGGTGAGAAGCGCGACGAGGTCGGCTTCGAGGTTGCCAAGGTTGGCGGTCTTCACGACACCAGCCGTAGCACCGGCGGCGGCGGACTGTCCAGCGAGGTCAGCCAGCAACTCACCGTTCATGTCGGTGGTGTTGGTGTCAGCGGCACCAGCGACGGCGGTAAGCACGTCGAGGTCAGCGTCAAAGACACCTGCACCAGCGGCAAGAACAGCAATGACACCGTGGTTGGAGTCAGAGTTGCTGTCAGGGTTGGCCTGACCGATGACAGGGAAGTCACCGATGGAACCAGCCGTGCCGGTCACGACCTTGTGGTCGTCAGTCGTGTCGCTTGGGCCGAGCACGGAGCAGATATAGTCAGCGCACAGGCCGTTGTTGCCGCGAGCGTATTCCATCTGCACTCGGTTGTAGAGCGACAGGAAGTTCTTCAGTTCAGTCGAAGTCGACTGAGCACCGGTATCGTCCACCACGAGAATGTTCGTGCGCACGATTTGCATGTTGGCACCGAAGCCAACATCGAGTCCTCCAAGAATTCCCATTCTTGTTCCCTCCTATGGTTGTTGCCGGAGCCCAAAGGGGCTCAGGACAACTCCCCGATGCTCTGTCGCTGTTGGATGAGTTCGTGGTGCTGACCGACAACGCTACCGATGATACGCCACTTCTCGCCACCAGCGATGGTGCCGTTTCCGAAGTTGCTCAGGCCGCCGACGACGCGGTGGGCGCAGACGACAGTCTTCTCGGGCTCGATGACAATGGGCTCTTCATACCACACGAAGGGCTCTTCCAACACTTCGAAGATTTGCTGGTCGATGACGGGGGTTTCGATACCCGAGATGCGCCATTGGTGCTCGGTGATGAGCAGAGGCGTGACGGGGTATTGCACACCCATCAACAGGTAGTAGAATTCCTCGAGCGTCTTGAAATCCAAGGTGCGCTGAGCCCATCCGTAGGAGTCCACAGAGATGGTGGTAGGGTTGCCGTTGGCGCCGGACGAAGGAATCAGCCATTGGCCGAAGGTTCCCAACAGGCTGAATTGGTCAGCACGGAGGATACCCTTTCCGTATTCGCCCTTGGGCCAAACACCCTTGTTCTCGTAGCCCCAATGGGGGTAGTTCGCTCGCACTTTCTGGTCGATTCGTGCGAGGTAGTCGCTGATAACAGCGGTAGGCCGGTCGTAGTAGGGACGTAGTTCCATTTTTCATTTCTCCTTTGTTTTTGTTTTGGTGCCCGTGTTGTTGTTGGGCAATCTCGGGGAGAAGGATTGGGTATATGAAGCGGCGCTCGAAAACGAATACGTTTGTGGACCTTTGTTAAACAAAGTTGAACTTGGCGGTAGACTCATATCCATTTCGAAGCCTACGAGCGGCATGGGTGAAGAGGAACCACGCAAAGTGCACACTATTGGTGTGAGAGTTGACTCCGCCCTTCTCAAACTCTTACAGGACGAAGCAGACCGTAGGGGAGAGACTGTTGCAAACTACGTGCGCGTTAGCGCGAAGATGCGTGTGACAGGACAATTGGTGGAGCCTACCAAAAAGCGGCTCAATGAATTCTGAGGTGACACTATGTGTGAAGAGGGAAGAAGAGATGTGTGTTGGTTCTGTGGCGGCCAACTGATTTGGGGATGCGACTATGACCTCGAAGGTCTTGGATTCGACAGGGATGGTATTCGCATCCAACTGAACTGTAAGGACTGCAAAGCCTTCGTTGAATATACCGTCTTTGAAGATGAATCACCTTTGTTTGATTCTACACAAAAGGAAGAAGTGTAGAAATAGGTGAAACGCTTACGCTCAATCGTGCAAGGCACATTGTTCCGGCCCTTGAGGCAAATGTCGGAGTGCACCATCTGCGAACAAGAGGGACGCATTTGTCCCTATACCGGGTTCTGCCGCAATTGCGGCAACCGTGTCATTGACCTGATTGAAGGTTAAGCGTCAGACTTCGTGCGAGCGAAACCGACAATCCCGCCTGCGACGGCGGGAATGAGCAGGGTTCCCCATGTCTCCCGACCTTTCAGGCCACCTTCGTAGCCCTTCTTTGTCACGAGCATGAAGATGCCTGCCGATGCGGCCGCAACTCCTGCATGCCATCCGATGCTTGCGCCTGTCTTCAACTGAACCACCTCATACCCCCCGAACTACCGGGGACGGGGCAAGCCCGCCCCCGGTTGAACCGAGAGGAGTGCGGGGAGAACTTCAGTAGAAGTTCATCTCGCGGCCAGCGCCGAACATGTTGCTGTTCGAGTTGCCGTAGCCTTGGTGGACACCGAACATGCCGGCGTCGACGGGCTCGAGGTCCATGGCACCAGCGTTGCCGAGGTAGCCGTAGCCGCCGAAGCCGCTGAGGCTACCGCTCACGGAGAGCGAAGGCAGATACTTGGCGAGAGGACCGTAGGTGGCCAGCAGGTTCAGAGCGTTGATGGCCGTTCCGGTCACAGCGATGGCCGTGGCAGTCTGCATGTTGATGGCCTTCATCGAGTAAAGAGCGAAGGCGGCAACACCCGTGGTGGCGGCACCAGCGAGATACTTGGTGTATCCCGTGGTCATCCAGCCGGTGTAGCGGGAGCCAACACCGAGGCGGGACAGGCCAGCCTGCACGTAGCCGGGCAACATCAGACCGCTCACGATACCGATGCTGACAGCACCGACAGCCTCGAGGGCGGTCATGTTGTCAGTCACGAACTTGCTCACGTTCTTGAAGTTGAACTTGCGGGAACCACCGGTCGAGCGGCGGCGAGAAACGGTGCGGCGGCGAGAGACGCGGCGGCGGCGACCGGCGCTCTTGCGGCGAGCAGGGGACTTGCGGCGGCGAGTCGTGCTCTTGCGGCGAGAAACGCGGCGGCGAGCAGGGGACTTGCGGCG